TGCGGCGGCGGCGATGGCGGCGGCGGCCAGGCCAACCATTGCCGTGATAGCCGCGGGCAGAACGCCGATGAACACCAACAGAAGCGGCACGAGTCGCGCTAACATGTTGTGCATGTCACTCATCCGAAGGTCGAACTGGTCGAATGTGTCAGTTAGGTCGCCAGCCTGACGGCGCAACATCTTGAACAGCCCACCACGCCCTCTGTCCCTACCGCCAGGGAAGTCCATGAAGGCGAACAAGTCGCCAATGTTGTCGGCCTTCGTCCCTCCCTGCTGGAAGTTTGGGATGGTGTACCTACCTCTATCGAAGTCGGTGTCGATATTGAGTTCGTTCGCCGCCTCGAAGGCCTCCAGTTTGGCCTGTAGTGTGGCCAGTTCCGCGTCTGCATCGTCCAGATTCGTGCGGATACTGATGCCTTCTGTTCCGACGGCATCGACCGCCTCGATGGATTCAGCGAGGTCGCGGAGTTCGTCCTGTAGGTCTTCAAGGGCGGCGAGCGCAGAGCCAATATCGACATTTACGATAATTTCGAGATTTTCGATGGCCGCCATTCTGTGTAGACCGTAGTTAGAGTGCAGTGCGGGTGATGCGTCTCGACAGAGTTAAGTATGTACATCCCCTACTATAGTATAGGGGGAGAGAAAGAGGCTACTGAAATTTGGACGTGGCGTTGTTGAAGCGGCCTGCTTTGTCCATCCCACTTGGGCGTGCAGAGCCTTCGTTCGGGTCGTCGGTGTGATAATCTTTCGCCATCACGTAGACGAATCGCTGAATCGGAGTGCAATCCTGTGGGGACGTAAATAGTTTTCGACCATTGTCATGGAGTGTGTAAATCTCCTGGCCGTGTCTCGACTCAGCGAGTTCCCTCAGTTTCCCGAATCACCGAGCGTCTCACCGAGCGCCTTCACACCGATAGCGAAAGAAGCCAGGTTCGTAGACTCCTCAATCATCGGCGTGACCACGTGGTCATTCACGTACTGCTCTGCGGCATCGTGGCTCGTGCCACCATACTGGTCAGCGATATCAGCCGTGTGCTCTGTAAGAGCCATCTGGATGTCCGACTCGTCGGGCACGACGCCGTACTTTGCGGCGGTTTTGATGCCCTGATACGTCTCGTAGGAGAGAACCTCGAAGATATTGATGTCCTCCTCCTCAACCTCGTTCTGTAGTTCGGAAAGTTCCTTGTCCTCCTCATCGCTGAGTTCGTCAGCGTTCTGAAGTTCACGGAATCGCTCCATCTTGTCCTCGGGGAGGTCGGCCTGGAGTTCCTCCAGTTCGTCAGTGTCGATTTGAGACATGACCTCCCAAAACTCGGGGTCGTAGAGTTGTCGGACTGTCAAGTTGTCTGTGCCGTCTCCGTCGATAGAGACGTTGATGCTACCACGCCAGTTAGCGGCGTCCTCGGTCTTGCGTCGAGCCTCGAATAGGTCACTCATGCTTGGGACTCCTTGACTCGGTTTCACCGAGTCTCGATAGTCGGGACTTGTCCCGACAACCTCACGTGAACCGTAGTTACAGTGGGTTACGGGGGTGATGCAACTCGGGGATGTTGAGTGCGAAAGAAAAAGCCCCTAATCGCCATTCTGGCCGCTGGCGACCTTAGACCGTTCCAGGCTTGACGACGCGCCTACAGCGCGCCGTCGTCACCGCGAGGAACAGTTATACTGTTCCAGGGTCGCGGCCAGTGGCGATGCCCTCAGCCTCGTACTCCATCGCGTCGCCCGAGGAGCCAGACACGGAACGGGTGCCAGCGTAGGCCCCCGTCAACTTGTCCTTGTAGTCCTCGGCGCGAAGGATGATTTCGAGTTCGACGGCACGACCGTCGTCGTCAGAGGCGAGGCCGTTGAACAGGTCAGCGTCCTCACCCTGTACGGTGAACGAGAAGGTGTGCTCGATGTCACCACGGGAGATACCCAGGGCTTCGGCATTGCCGATACCCGAAAGGGCTTCCATGTCCTCCTCCGTATCGATGGAAAAGTCGTCCACCACGATAGCGTTCGTGTTGGCCAGTTCGACGGAGCCAGTTCGCGTACCCGTGTCGTCACGGATAACCTGACTCACGATGAGCGTCACGTCGTCGGTGTTAGTAGGGTTCCAAGGCATATCTGATTACCTCCGTTAGGCGGCCCCCTCATTCTTCACAACGTCACCCACGGTGATGGTAACGTCGATGAGGTCCATGATGCCGATAACATCGAGGCCGATGTCCACGACGACCTCGAAGTCGTTGGCACCCTTCGACACGGCGACGTTGTACGCCTCCAGAAGTTCGTCGTTCTGCATCTCCGCGTAGGACGACGTGTGAGACTCCCGCAGGGCCAGGCGGTTGTCGTCGGTGTTTCGGTCGCCCACGAAGTCCTGTGAAATCTGGTGAGAGATTTCTGTCGCCTCGTCAATGATTTCGGAGGCGTAGATGCGCTCGAACTTCGTGTCCGTCGAAGTCGTCATGTCCTTGATAATCTTGATGCCACCGCCCTGCTTGAGGGGGAGGACCTGACTGTCCACGAGGTCAGCCAACTGACTGTTCGTGTAGGACGTGTTCAGCGACGCGAACCCACCGAGTCCCTCGTAGGTGGTGGAGTCCCCGAGCGCCTTGCTAGCCTGCTTCCCACCGACAGCGCCGAGCGTCCTCTGCATGTTCGTCTCCGCCGAGTCCGTGTAACCACGGGACGGTGCGACGACAGACAGGCGACGGTCATCGAACGAATCGGTGTACGTCGAGGCGTCAACCTCGGGTAGCGCACCGACAACGCCGTGCATGAAGTCGAAGTCCGTATCGAACGAATTGAGTTCCGTCAGAAGGTCGTTCGCAACGCTCGTGTTCTCCGTCAGAACCGTAACGATGCGTGGAACCTCCTTGACGACCTCGGTGATAGCGCCGCCGTAGTCACCGTAGGCGTAGTCGAACTCGTAGGACCCCGTAGCGGCGGAGTCGAACTCGAACTCACCAGTGACGGGGTTCACGTTCACCGTATCCGCATCTGTGGGGGTCGAGGGCGGAGAGGCGTAGACGATGCTGACCTCGGGGTCCGTACCGCCAGTGTCAGCCGCCGTAATGGTTTCCTCGTCGTGGATGTTCGGGTCGAACGCGGGTGCGTTCGAGAGCGAACCAGACGAGCCACCAGCGGACTCTCCAGTTACCGTAGTTTCGCTGACTGCAACGGCGTAGATAGTGCCTGCGCCGTTCTGGAACGCGAGTGCGGACTGCTCCGCAAGTTCGGAATCTGCTCCGAACGACCCGTCCGCGTCAGCGGTCGATTCAACAGTTGTGACTTCTCCCTCGGTAGCCGAGCCGTTTCCAGCGTCGTAGCCGCCCACCAGGCCAAGCGTCGTCTCGAACGCGGCGCTGACGGCGACAGTACCACCACTGCGGACCTCGATGCTGTCCGAAGGGATGCCAGTTGCTCCGTAAACTTCTGCCATGTATTGTGTACCTCGTTAGTTCGTCGTGTAGGTGTTGTCGTCCGTTCCGTCGTCGTCGGCGTCCACGTTCTGCGTGACCTCCGTTGCGGGGGTCACATCGCGCACGTAGAATCGCTCGAACTGTACGCTAATTTGGAGGCGGTCCCCGCGTGCGGGCGGGTCACGGTCCTCACTATCCTCGGAGTTCGAGTCGTTGACACGAACCGTGTTCACGTCAGCGTGCAGGTCAGTCGCGTCCTTGACGGGGAACTCGTACTCCTCGAAGTGAGTGCGAACGGCCTCGTAGATGTTCTCCTTCTCCTGCTCGTCGTCGCTGACGGACAGAACGGAGAACCGAGCCTCCATCACCTGGGAGTAGATTTCCTCCTGCACACCAGACGAGTCAGTCGTGGTGTCCACGATGCCCGTCTTCGTGTTCATCGGAACGTCACGATAGTTGTCCGTGTGGACAATGGCAGGAAGTGACTCACCCTCGTTCGGGTATTCCTGTCCGATGTCCTCGGTCGGGACCAGTCCGTCGGTCGCCATTTCGAGGTCAGCGTAGAACGCCTCTCGGATGTCTCGTCGTGTTGCCATTATCTCTGAACCTCGTTCCTCGGTTCATTCGGTGACGATGCTTCCATAGGAATCACCATCACCGTACAGCGTTCCTGACGGCGTTCCGCGCCGCCTTTTTAACCTGGAGTTCGTTATCGAACCACGCGGGCCGCAGGTACGGGTGCGCGTAGGTTCCTCTGTCATTGATAACTTTCGCAATGGCCAGAGATGATTGCCTATACGTTCTGTCTCCATCTGGTTGAATACCCTTTGCTCGCATCCACTGTTCAATGTAGTATGCGAATCCGCTGATATTCTTAATATCAGGAGAGTCAAAGGGATACTGTGCTGGACGACCTTCATCTGCACCTATCGGTACAAATGGAATAGCGTCGGGTCCAGAACGCTCCCGCCTGTCTCCAGAGCCGTACTCAACAACTGCGGCGTAGGGTGCAATACCAGCGTCAGTGTAAACACTGAACTCCAGTTCTTGTCCGCTTGTGTCCTGCTCACGCTGTAGGGCGCTGAACAGGTCGCCAGTCGTGTGGGGGTCGTTGAGGACGTACTGCTTCGCGTCCGCCCACACAACCCGCATGGCCGCACCCACACGCTTTCGCACCTCGTGACGAAGGTCGTCCTTCACATCGTCTATATCGGAGATGACAGAGTCGATGTTGTGAGAGATGCCGATGCGTGTGCGTGCCATGCTTATTGCCTCCGCACGAAGGTGGCGAGCCAGAAGTCCGTGTCGGGCGACGCCGTTCCGTCAGCGTCGTCGTCCTCGGGGTGGCCCACCACGGTGTCGAGTTCGTACTCGACCCCGCCGTGCGTGATTCTGTCATCCCGCTGGAGGTCTACGGTGCCATCCGCAACCGCGAGGCCGCCGAGGCCACCGTTGACCCGTTCGCCAACCAGTTCCTCGGCCACGCTTTCCCGCGGCTCGAACAGCCACAGGTCCTCTGTGTGGTCCGTAGTGCTCGTACTTGTCTCGTCCAGGGACCCCTTCGACGTGGAGACGCGGCTAACCGTCGTGGCGCTTGCACGTGCTCGCATGATGCGAGTCATGCCAGAAAGGCCTTTCTGTCGAGGGAGTCCTGTGGAGCGAACCATTATCCTATGTACGAGGCCGTGTTACTGAACGACAGGTCAGGGTCATTCTCGAACGCTACCTCGGACTTGTTCAGTCCTTCGTTTACCTCGCTCGACCACGACTGAATCTGCTGACTCGAATCGGGGTCGGCGTTCGTGAACGAGAGTGTCTCGTCACCGATGCCGTAAGACGCGATGTTGATGTTCTCGACTGCTTCCTTGGCCTTCATCGCGGCCATAGCGACGAGGGCCTGACCGTAGGCCACGTCCGTGTACCACTGGTCAGAGCCAGTTCGCATGTAGAGAACGCGCTTGGCGTCCTCGATGTTCCCACTCGCCTGCGACGAGGGCCACTCGTCGGAGGTGTCACTATAGGAAGTTTTATCACGGACGGCACTCTCCAACTCAGTATCGTCAGTGATTGCGAATGATGGGAGTGCCATGATGTGTTAAATGAGGGTGCCGAGTTGAACCAACGCGAAGTCCACGCCTTTGACGGCGGCGAGAGCCGCTATTGCGCCCTTGGACATCAGCCAACGCCTCTCGTTGGCACTGATGCGGGAATCGAACTCCTCCAGGGTCTTGTCCACGTCGTGTTGGCGGTACGTGGGATTGTAGGACCCTGGATGGGCGCTATCGGACGACATTGACAAACATCAGCCCCCAGTTTAGAACAGGGCGCTGACGTTCTCGATTTTCACGGCGTCGTGAGCGACGGAGCCGCCAGCGCCGTCGTCCGTCTCGTGACTGCCGAAGCCGAACGCCTGGCCCGCACGCCAGTAGAACTCATATTCGAGAGCGCCACCGTTCTTGCGGATAGGCTCCTGAATCATCGTCGGCTCGGGCTGTTCGTACATCTCGAAGAAGTCCCCACCGTGGTCGGGGATGAGATACATCACGTCGTCGTTGTCCCCGTTGTCCGCGGTCGGGAGGTTGCCCGTGATGTCGAACTGGAGCGTGTCGGGCGCGTCGGGTGCCGTTCGGAGGCCCGTCTTGCTCGGGATGAGGAACTCGCCACCGACGATAAACTGGC